ACAATGTCACGGCATCCGATCGCGCTGGCAAAAAGTATAAAGCGGTAGACGATGACGGCAATGAGATTCACTTTGGCGCTGAAGGGTATCGGATTAACCCCGGCACGGATGCAGGCAATTCTTACTGCGCTCGTAGTAATGGCATCCCTTCTCCGAAAGGCTCGGCGAATTGGTGGGCTCGTCAGCTTTGGAGCTGCGAGGGGCGAAGGTCAGTAAGTGACAAACCTTTTTTTGGTAGAATCGAATTGCCTTAGTATATTGCAGCTCGTTCTTTATTCTCTCATACTAATTGTTTAGGCACAATTTGAAAGAGCTTGCAGCAATGCAGGCTTTTTTTATTTATCTTTGCACCATCTATGATGTAGTGAGCCGCAACTTATCGCGGCAAAGTAGGCGCACCTGTCGGCCTTTGCAACTGGCAGAAACTCCAAACTACATTAATCATGTCTATATCTCGCATTCTATCGGAGTGTCCTAATGTGCAAATGTCACTTAGCGAACTCTTCATCGAAGTTGGACAGCGTGAGCAATTGCCTTTCTTAGAGTTCTTGCTTTCGCCTGAAAACGCAAAACTAATCCGCACTGAGGTTGCACCCGGTGGCGGAAAATTAAAAACAGTACAAGCTCGTTGGATTCAGCGTTTACCTGAGACCGAAGTTGAGACAGATGGTGACATCTTAGCTTGTACATCAACGAACACTTACGGAGACAGCACAACCACGTATACGTTGGATGTGACTGATACGTACCAAGCATCTCAGCTGATCAATGCTGCTGAAATCGCTCGTCATTGCCAGGAGAACTCTCGCTATGTGCTTGAGTCGGTAATGCGTTTGATGGATGTACTTGACCGCAAGGTTGCTTCCGCTGCCGCTGTTCAGGCTGTTGCCGACATCGGATCGTGGGGCACTGAGGTGTCAGGGTACTACACTGTAACTGGTGACTGCTTGGAGATTGCTACTCGCCAAACTGGTGGGCAAGCATTGAACGAGTTCGCCCTTGCTGACATCCTTCAAGCAACTCGCATGGCTAACTATCCAGGTGCGCCTGTGGTATTTGGCGGTGCTGAGATGCAGCGTTATGCTAACGCTGTGCAGGCTGGTTGCTGCACTCAGTTCGGCATCGACTTGTTGGCGATTAGCCAGCAGAACGGTTTCGGATTCTCTTACGATTCTCGCGTTGCAGCGGCTCAAGGTTCGCAGCTTAAGAACTTGGTAACTACTGCCGGAGCAATCCAGTGGTTATCATTCAACTTAGCTGATTGGAATCAGGGCATTACGCCTGTGGCTGGTTCAAACTACTCAAAGACCTTGGTGTTCACACCAGCAGGTGTACCAGTAGATTTGACGATGAAGGATGATTGCGGTAACTTGTCGATTGTGTTGACTACAACTGGAAAGATTGTAACTCTTCCGACTGACATCTACGAAGCATCTGACAAGTATGCTGGCGTTAACTACGTGAACTGCGTTGAAATCGCAAACCCGTAATCGGGTTAATGAGCCTGCTATCCCAAGCGGATGAGGACTTGTTAACCCAAAGCGGATTGGATAATCTAACCACGCAATAAAGAGGGGGGCTTCGTGCCCTCCTTTTTTTATTTATCTTTGTAAAAACTAAAGAGATGTGCATTGAATCACTACTCGGATTAAGAGGCTGCGAATCACCAGAGCCATCGACTGGGCTCTACATCGATGACCTCGGCATCAACCAAACCTTTCTCGGGCAACTAATAACGGACCAATACCGCAATGGCGTTGAGCTGTTCGAAGATAAACGAGCCTTTGCATGGCGCAAACTTTCATCCGATGTGCTGACTAAGCTCAGCCCAATGATGAAGAGCGACACGATAATCGAGAGCAAGCGCGTTGGACAAGTTGTGTCCAATTATGCCAACGTGCAGACTGCGCTCGGTGCTGGCAACTATGGCGGCATGAGGTTGAAGATTGACCCGAATACGGTTAGTTATCTTAACTTTTACCTTGCCGACATTAACCTTGCCATCGATGCTGCTAATGTGAACGTGCCTATCTTGATATTCGACATGACCACAGGCAAGTTGATTGAAACAATCACCTATGCAGAGGGCGCGCTCGATCAGTTCATCGGCAAGACATTCACCTCAGCGAAGCGGAAGATGGACATCGCCATCGTCTATGAGTCGGATATCAATACGGTAAAGTTCACGCCAAAGAGAGGCACTTGCACAAGCTGTGGAGGGGGGATTAAGGAGTCGCATATTTGCCCATTTGTGGATGCGATAGGCATCGAGCTCACAACCGATGGCACGAACGTGCTGACAAGCAAATCGAGTAAGTACACCACAGGCATGAGCCTCACGTATAATGTGAACTGCGACCGCCAAGGATGGCTGTGCTCGGTAGGTGGCACGATGGCATTGGCGTTAGCCTATGCCACAGCGGTTGAGATTTACAACTATGCGCTAACGATTAGCCCGAATCAGCGAGTGAATACAACGGTGATTGTGAATCGGGGCTCGAAGCCCTTTGCCACTGCTGATGCTTTCGAGGGTATTGTGGCAGCTCGCGACATCGCAGCAACAAGGTACAGCGAAGACCTTGGCGCTACGTTGCAGAACATGCGCCTGCCTGACGATACGCATTGCTGGGATTGCAGAAAGAACATGAAGTACGTTACAGCCCTGCCATAACATGCCGACACCCGCCGAAATTCAAAAGAATCTTGATGCGCTTTATGAGGGATGGACTAACAAGTTCACTGCTTTGTACGGCCCTGTTCGTGAATTGAAGCGCATCATGTTTAAGCGCATTTTCGGCACTGGCTCGAGCGGAGGCACCAACACGGCAGGCGAAAAATTACCGACTGTGCCATACAGCACAAAGCCTATTTATGTAAGTCCGAGAGCGTTGGCATCGGCACCAAGTAAGTACAAAGTTGGTAAGCGTGGCGAGCCGATTAAGTCGCTGTTCTTTCCAGGCGGTTATGCCGAACTAAAGAAAGGCACTTCGAGAAAGTTGCCTTTGGAGTTAACCGGAAGATTGAAAGGCGGATTCCTTTCGTCCGATGTATTGACCGAAGGATTGGAAGCAGCGATAACAGTGCCCGCATCCGAAGAGGGCAAAATTGATGGATTAGAGGCGAAATACGGCACTATCTTTTTGCCGACAGCGGAAGAGCAAGCCGAGATGCTCGAGGACCATGCAGCCGAGCTCGTTCAACAAATCATTAATGCTATGAATAAATGAATATACTTTCCACCATTCTCGACAGGCTTAACCAACGCATTGAGGTCGGCAATATCTTCGATAAGATTTACGGCCTTAGCGAGCTTGTAGGCGAGGGCAATGATAAGGCGTGGGCGTTTTACATCGGCAACGGCCAAGCGATTCCTGTGACCGATTACGATGCTAAACAGGGCACTCTTTTTTGGGCAAAGCGTGGCAAGATTAACGTGACGAAAAACGATTCGCTCAAGCTGGCAGGCTGCCGCTCAATCTATGAGACACGCTTCTCGATGACGGCATACGCAATGGTGCGCAAAAGCCACCTTCCTTGCGACTCAGCCGATGCACAGGATTGGGTGGCATCGAGAGTGCTGCGACTCATTAGCGGCACAGACCCGCAATTTAAGACTGCCATCGGGGCAATTGCTTATGAGGTTGTGCCGAGCGGGTACGCGAATGAGATTAAATATTTGCCAGTTAACTATGAGTGGGCAGCGGTTGCAATTGATGTGGATGTCAATGTCAGCACCTCATCTGAGGACGGATGCTATGACACTTGCCAAACTGGCGATATCCCCCTGCCAGACTTCGAGCCATGCGAACCTTGCCTCACATCAGTGGCTGTGGATGGGGTGACAATCACAGGGAACGGAACACCATCCGACCCGCTTGTCGCAATTGGTGGCGGTGGTGGTGGTGGCACATTGATAGCCTTGCCATTTACTACCGATCATTTAAGCGCAACAGGCAATGCTTACGCGATTGGAAATATCGTTTGGTATAACGGCAATGTCTATCGCTGCATCGCGGCGAACGATTCAATCCTTCCAACTAACACAAGCTACTGGGTTAATCTTGGTGCTGGCTTTCCAACAGTTCAGCAGCCAACAGATTGGAACGCAACAAGCGGCAACAATCAGATATTAAACAAGCCAACGATTCCTGTATTGCCTGCGACCATCGTTGAGGATGTAACCGCAACCGCGCCATTAAGTTCAAGCGGTGGGGCTACGCCTGACATAAGCATAAGCCAAGCAGATACCACGACCGATGGCTACCTCAGCAGCGCAGATTGGAACACCTTCGATGGCAAGTTCGATACACCAACAGGGACAAGCGCAGACTATCTCGATGGCACCGGAGCACCTCAGCCATTCCCAACGCTTACAAATGGCACGGTCACATCGGTTGCGGCAACTGTGCCGAATCCGACAAACCCTGCATTCAGCGTTGCAGTACCTAACCCAACCACAACGCCAAGCATTGACATAACTGCAAACGGACTTGTTAGCCAGTACGTGCGTGGCGATGGCTCACTCGCTAACTTTCCTTTGGGCGGTGGCGGTGGCGCATCGGTGAACTATTACCTCAACGGCTCAATCAGTCAAGGAACGATTGGAGGTAATGCCTACTTCCAAATGAGCCGCGTGCCGATTCTCGGAGCTGGCACGAACTTCACACGCACAAACGCGCAAGGCGATGGCTATATCGCGCAATTCATAACCGATGCAGGTGACCCAAACCTTTTGGCAATCCCTTCAGGCAATTGGAATTTCGAGACCTACTTCAATGCTTCGAGTGGCGGCGGAAATCCGAGCTTTTACATGGAGCTTTACAAGTACGATGGCGCAACCTTTACGCTAATTTCAACAGGCTCTACAAATCCCGAAGCCATTACAGGCGGCACAGTAGTCGATTTGTACGTTAGTGCCCTTGCAGTACCTTCGACTGTATTGGCTGCAACTGATAGGCTCGCAGTGCGCATTTTCGTAACTACATCGGGGCGAAACATTACGCTGCACACTGAGGATAATAACCTCTGCCAAGTAATCACAACCTTCACGACAGGGCTAAACGCATTGAATGGATTAACGGCTCAAGTGCAGAACTTCGCAACGGGCACGAGTGGCACCGACTTCGGCATCAGCTCGGCAAGCACTACCCACACATTCAACCTACCAACTGCAAGCGCAAGTAATAGAGGCGCATTAAGCACAGCCGATTGGACTACATTCAACGGCAAGTTCAACACCCCAACAGGCACAACCTCGCAGTATGTTCGCGGCGATGGCTCGCTTGCTTCATTGCCTTTCGAGCTTGTGGTGGCTGCATCGGATGAAACAACGGCTCTGACAACCGGCACGGCGAAGATTACATTCAGGATGCCGCGAGCTGTTACCCTTACATCCGTTCGCGCATCGCTCACCACAGCCCAAGCATCGGGCAGTATCTTTACAGTTGACATCAATGAAGCTGGCACAAGTATATTGAGCACTAAGCTGACCATCGATAACACTGAAAAGACAAGCACAACGGCTGCGACACCTCCGGTCATAAGCGATGTTAATCTTGCCGATGATGCAGAGATGACAATCGACATCGACCAAATTGGAGACGGCACGGCTAAAGGCTTGAAGGTTACATTAATCGGCACAAGGGCATGAGTTTCATTGTTAATCCTTACTGGTACGCAAGCAGTGGCTGCGCTGATGCCGATGCAAATGCTTTCCTAACGGCGGCAGGGATAACAGACCCGACCATCTCGGGCGCGATTTGCACATTGGTAACTTCGATGAAGGCTAACGGAACTTGGGCGAAAATGAGTGCCATTTATCCTTTTGTTGGTGGCACGGCGACTACTCATAAATTCAACCTAAAAAACCCTTCCGATACTAATGCAGCCTTTAGGCTTTCGTTTATTGGTGGCTGGACTCATTCGGCTAATGGTGCGCTACCAAATGGCACAAATGCTTATGCTGAAACATTCTGTTTGCACACTCAACTTAACTCAGCTAATATCTCTTTTTATTCGAGAACAAACTCAACAGGTTTGTTCAATGACATAGGTAATGCAACATCCGTAATTCCAAATTCAATCCTTTTGGCAAGATACTTAGACAGGTTTTATGGACATTTAAATCAAAACCTTGATACCTTTACAACTAACACAAACTCTTTAGGTTTTTATTTAGTTTCAAGGACTGCAAGCAATGTCATAAAATTGTTTAAGAATGCATCATTGGTATTAACTGCAAACCCAGTAAGCATATCAATTCCAACTAATACAATTACAATATCTGCTTGGAAGCAAACATCAGTTTTGATAAGTCGATATTCAAACAGACAATGTGCTTTTGTAACAATTGGTACTGGCTTAACAGATGCTGAAGCATTAAATCTTTACAATACGATTCAAACATTTCAAACCACATTAGGACGGCAAGTATGACACAAGTATACCAACTAACACCTGAACAAGCTGAGCAATTGCGCGGCGTTCAATATGTCGCAGATATGACATTTAACCCCATCGAAGATGCGAATGGCAATTGGATAATAAGCGGCGAAGAGGTAAGCAGCACAACCATCGAATGGGTGAAGCAATTGCCAGCCATTGAATATATTCCAAAAGAAGTATTACCTTTGTAAAAACTACCCACTATGGCAGGCGTAAAAGTAACCGACTTAACACCCTTAGCAACGGCAGCAAACGATGACATCATGTACATCGTTGATACAAGCTCCAACACAAGCAAGCAAATCGAGGTGCAAGACATCTATTCAGGGATGCCGCAGTTTGCGAGTGGCAGCTTTACTCCTACGATTAGCGATGAAGTAGATTGCACTGTTACGCCATTGCGTGGCATTTACAGCCGCGTTAATGATGTTGTTACAATGACCCTTTACTTGAGCATTACTTTGGACAATGCTGCGGGTGTTGGTACATTCAATGTTGCGCTTCCGGTTGCATCTACATTTGCAACGGCGAGGGATTGCTATGGGACTGCTAATTTAATGACCAATGCAATTGATAACATGACCTACTATATTATTTCTGCCGATACTGTAAATGGTAAATGCCAAATTGAAGTCGAGGGAAATACAGGGATAACCGATGTTAGCGTGTTCATTTCGACAATTCAATACTTAGTGCTCTAATGCGAAGCACCTCAATTCTCGGGCTTAATCTGATTAAGAAGTACGAGGGATTGAGGCTCTCAAGCTACCTATGCCCAGCCGGAGTGCCGACCATAGGCTACGGCTCGACACGCTACCCGAATGGAAAGAAGGTAATTCTGGGCGAAAAGCTAAGCGGCGAAAAGGAAGCAACGCAATTGCTACTCTCCACGCTTGACCCATTCGAGTCGGCCGTCAATAAACACCTACCTAACCTCAATCAATGCCAGTTCGATGCGCTTGTGTGCTTCGCCTACAACGTAGGGACTGGAGCTTTGGTGAAGTCAACGCTGTTGAAAAAAGCCAAAGCCAACTCAGCCGACCCGAGCATTTTGGATGAGTTCCTTCGCTGGAACAAGGCAGGCGGGAAGGTGCTCTCAGGGCTGACAAATCGCAGGCGCGAAGAGGCGAATCTCTATTTCTCATTGTGTAATATTTAGCGGCATCTTGCCCCAACGCCGCGCTGGCGTGTGCGTATATTAGGTATGCGAAAAAG